TGACGGTCTAGTAATGCGGTATGGGTACATCATGCAACGCTCAAGGGCGACGCAGACCTATACCCTCGCACCGATCGAGATTAGGAACCTCGGTCGGGTGGGCTTCAGTCAGAACTTCACCACCATGGTGAAGAGACGTCAGAAGGCAACTCCTTTCGGCTTTGGCCTGAGTACTGGCGGATTTACGACCCGTCAGTGGGCCATCCTCGGTGCGTTAGGCATGAGCCGCGCGCCCGGTCGGTTGTAATCAGTTCAGCTGGTTGCGGTCCGATTATCCAAACACGGCCCAAGTTTAATAGACTTGTGGTCTACTTCAACAGGAGTCCGCCTTGGCATTCGCCGATCCCCAGTCAGTTACCATCAATGCCGTCGCGCAGACCCTTCCGAGGGTCTCCAGCGGCGAGCAGAGCGGCACTTTCCGAAAGGACGATGGCACCGTAAGCATGCGTGTTAACCACACGTACGGCAAGCGGATCCGCCACTCGGTGTCTCTCGACCACCAGAAGTTCGCTGCTGATCCTCTGATCTCCAGCACCAATGTTCTTCGGAGCATTCGCGTCAGCTTCACGGTTGACGCTCCGGTGCAGGGATACACGATCACGGAGCAGAAGCAGATCGCGGACGCCGTCACGGCGTACCTCACTGCTTCCTCTGGTGCTCGCCTCCTCCAGCTTCTCGGAGGCGAGAACTGACGCCGCGGGGCCCCCTTAGGGGGGCCCTTCGGTTGGCACGTCAGGTGTACAAGATGTGGTGGAATCCCTACGCAGTGGCAGAGACGAGTGAACCTCCTTTCTGTTATTGTGATGGGCACCCACACGCGTCGAAGTGCGCTATGTGTGCTACAGGCGACCAGTAAGCCCAAGGCAAGGACCGTCAGCCCACTATCCCTGGAAGGGGACGTGAGTGAGCGTGAAAAGCCCCATGGACATCTGGGAAGCGCTACTAGCAGAAGCTGGTAGCATGTGTGACGTCAGCACGGTTGCGGACCTGGAAACAGCCCGCAAACGGGTCGGAGCTGAGGGATTAATCTTCCTCAGCATTACGTTGCCCGCGTACTGCAAGGACTTCGAAAGGAGTCTCGAAGTGCGTGGACTCGAGGGACAGGAGTTCCGGTCGTTCCGGAAAAGTGTCCACACGCCGCTGTTTCTTGGCGGTTTCCTCGATAGAGTATTCGACCACTGTGACGGACGGCTGCTTGATGAGCCGGACATTGCAGCGATCAGGGCGGTGCGTCAGTTGACGCTATGTCTTGGTAAAATAGATCTCCCTTGCGGTGACGTGAGAGAGTCCGCTGCCTTAGCCCAGTTCGTTGAGACTGAACAAAGCGTGAAGGACGGAGACGCTCTCCGGGACGAGTCCCTTGTGGATGAGTTTCGCGAGATGTCGAAGTTTCTTTGGACCGACATCCTCTGCGATGTGGACCAGGCGATATTTAACCTGGACGTGGTTCCGAAGCACGGACCCGGAGCAACTGCCGATCGAGTTACGGGTAACCGTAAGTTTGATCACTACAGTTGGACCGAACGACTGGAACAGATCTTCCCTGCGGGGGAGTTCCTGATCCCGAATTGGCGGAATGGTGAAACATCCGTCGACCGTGTCACGTGGAGAGAGCCTGGAGCCGAGTTGCCCGTGAGGGTCATAACGGTTCCTAAGACGCAGAAAGCACCGCGAATCATCGCGATTGAACCACTGTGCATGATGTACGCACAGCAGGCGATCAGCGAACGGCTCGTGAGAACCCTTCAGTCGACGAGAGTCGGTTGGGTGACGTCTGAGAAGACGTACAATCCCATGAAGTGGTTCGTCGGATTTGATGACCAAAGCCCTAACCAGGTGATGGCTCAGACGGGCTCTGTAACAGGAGCTCTGGCAACGCTAGATCTTAGTGAGGCCTCCGATCGTGTTTCCTATGTGCTTGTACGCGCGATGCTAGAACGGCACCCGTGGCTTGCCCAAGCCGTGGATGTCACGCGATCGCGTAGAGCGCAGGTACGAGGCCACGGGGTGATCCCCTTGGCCAAGTTCGCGTCTATGGGTTCAGCGCTCTGCTTTCCCATCGAAGCCATGGTCTTCACGACATTGGTGATGATGGGCGTGCAGGATACGCTCAGCCGCCGCCTAACCCGCAGGGACCTAGGTCTCCTGAAGGGGCAGGTGCGTGTCTACGGGGACGACATCGTCGTTCCTGCAGATTGTGTCACTTCCGTGATTGCTCGACTGGAAGCCTTCGGGCTGAAGGTCAACGAGAGCAAGTCTTTCTGGACTGGGCAGTTCAGAGAGTCGTGCGGGAAAGAGTACTATGCGGGACAGGACGTGAGTCTTGTCAGAATCCGCCGTGCTCTACCTGCGTCACGGACTGACGTTGAAGAGATCGTGTCTTTGGTTAGTCTCCGAAACCAGCTTTACGCTGGCGGATGGTGGCAGACTGTGGACACGGTGTTGGACCCGTTCCTGGAAGACCTCCTTGGAGGATACTTCCCTGTAGTGGGTCCAGACTCTCCAGTGCTAGGCAGAATCTCCTTTCTGGGTTATGAAAACCAGAGGTATTCGCGCGATACGCACAGCCCGATGGTTAAGGGCTGGACGATTCGTGCCAAATCGCCGACGAGTTCGCTCGCCGACGAGGGTGCCCTGCTTAAGTGGTTTCTCAAGAGGGGCCAAGAGCCTTTT